TCACTTTTTTTCCAGAAAACTATGTCCAGGATAAAAATCTCACCAGATTTGATGGAATTGAGGCAAACTTCTTTTTGATTGAGGAAGGACAGGAATGCCAGAGGAAGACCTTTGAGAAATGCAAATTGAGGGCAGGAAGACACATCATCCCCGGGATGGACAGACAACCAATGCCCATCATTATGGTCACCTGCAACCCATCACAGAACTGGACCAAAGAAGTATTCCATGAACCATCCATCAAAGGTGAACTCCCATCAGATCACTACTACCTGCAGTCACTGATGGTTGACAATCCATCTCTTCCAGATACTTACCTGGAAGGACTGGCCAACATTGATGAGATGACCAGGGAGATCTTTGTCAAAGGCAACTGGGACATCATGGATGTGGAGAGACCCTTTGCCTATGCCTTCCAAAAAAATAGGAATGTGAGACCAGGACTTCAGATCAAAAAGGGTGAACCCATCATCCTGTCCTTTGACTTCAATGTGGATCCCATCACCTGTCTGGCAGGTCAATCCTATAATGGATCAATTAAAATATTGAAAGAATTTAGATTGAGAAATTCAGACATCTATGCCCTATGTGAGGCCATCCTGGTGACCTTTGGTAGGCAGATATTCCAGGTGACTGGTGATGCCAGTGGATCCAATAGATCTGCAATGACCCAAGGATCCATGAACTACTACCAGATCATCAAATCACAATTGGATCTTCCAAAGTCATCATTCAAAGTCCCCAACATCAATCCATCCATAAAGAATTCCAGAGTCCTGGTGAACTCCATTTTGGAGAGACATCCAGAATTTGCAATTGACTCATCATGTCAATGGTTGATCAATGATCTGCAGTCAGTCCAGACTGATGGCCAGGGTGACATTGACAAATCAAAAGACAAACACTCCACCCATCTGTTGGATTGTTTCAGATACTTCCTTTGGACCTACCATCATGACTTCATTAAATTCATCAAATGACTATATTTGAACCAAACAACCCATCAATCACAAAACAGACAAAGAGATGAGATTCTGGAAACCAAAACCAAAGGGAACATCCTCCACAACAATGGACAGGAAGATCCCCATGACAAAGATCTACACTGATAAAAATGGTGTGTCATGGTATGAATACAACAACCCACTGACTATTCCTGCAAAGAGAGCCATTTCAGCAGAGGTGGCCACCAGATTTGCAGACATGAACCTGACCAGATTTCAACTGATCAGACTCATCCAGGAGATGAAGAGGAATGCCAATGAGGGAAAGATTGTGGATCTATTCCATCTATTGGCAGAGGTGGAATTCAGGATCAACTACCTGGGTGAAGAGGAGACTCTTTTGGAACTTGCAACCATTTACTTTGTGATTGATGGTGAGGATGAGACAGGAATGGATGAGATGTCAAAAAAGAAAAAAAGAGACTTGTTGAAGTCTGATGAGGAGGCCCTCTCTTTTTTTTTGGAAAGGGCCTGGAAACTCACAACCAAGTTTTCAGAGTCCTCCGAATACGCTATAGCAGAATATTTGAAGATCAACCAGGTCAACATAGAAAAACTCAACCACTCTATTCACAAATTGAAATCAACAGATATATTGATGACATAAACTTTTTGAACCAACTGGTTTGTGATTCCAAGCCATCAGAGATGAAGGTCATGGAGTCCCTATCTGTTGATGAATATTATCAGACCATTTCCACATGGATGAAGATCATTGATGAGAAAAACAAGTCAGTGGAGAAGATCAAAGGAAGTGACAATGGTCAGGGAACAAATAGGAGGATGTCATCCACATAAAAAAACAAAGACCAGAAGATGGCAGTCAAAAACATTCTATTCAGAATCCAGGCAGACACTGCCTCTTTGAAATCAGAACTTGGCAAGGTCCAGTCAGAACTTTCAAAGATCCAGGGAGAGGCTAAAAAGACAGGAGGAATTCTGTCCAATTTTGGCAACACAATCAAAGGAGCAGCAGCAACATTTGGGGCAATTGCATTGACAGATGTTTTGGTCAACTTTGGAAAGGGATCCATAAAGGCTGCAGCAGATTTTGAAGCCCTCAAAATATCCTTCACCACATTCCTTGGATCTGCCCAGGAGGCAGAGAAGGTCCTGGCAGATCTGGAAAAATTCTCTGTGGCCACACCATTCACCCCTGAACAGGTACAGAATGCAGGGAAGGCACTTTTGGCATTTGGTGAGGATGCAGACAAACTCACCACTACTCTTCAGAGAATTGGTGACATCTCTGCAGGAACAGGGAAGGACTTCAATGAATTGACAATCATCTATGGGAAGGCCAGGGTGGCAGGGACTCTCTATGCAGAGGACATCAATCAACTTACAGAGGCAGGAGTCCCAATTTTAGGAGTCTTTGCAGAACAACTGGGAGTGAATGTTGACCAGGTCAAAAAACTTGGGAGTGAGGGCAAAATCTCATTTTCAAACCTGGAGGAGGCCTTCAAAACTTTGACCACTGAAGGTGGGAAGTTTGCAGGTCTAACGGATGCCCTCTCACAATCATTCACTGGAAGGGTGTCTACATTGCAGGGGAATGTGAGTGCATTGCAGAGATCCATTGGAGAGGCTCTTCTACCTGCAGCAGAAGTCCTCATTGATGTTTTGTCTGGACTGGTGGAAGCCCTTCAGAATCTGCCCACATTTGTGGATCAAAACAGGGTGGCCATTGGTATAGTCACAGGAGCAGTGATCCTCTACACAGGGGCAATGTTCAAAGCCACACAAGCAACCATTATCAACACCACATCCACTGCCCTCAATGCAGCAGGAAAACGAGTCTGGGCAATTTTGCAAACTGGAATGGTCTTCGTTCAGAATCTATTCACTGCAGCCACAACCAGGGGAACCATTGCCCAGAGAAGGAATGCAGTGGCCACACTATCTGCAGCAGCAGCCCAGAAGGTTTGGAATTTCGCCATCAAATCAAATCCTTTGGGATTATTACTTGGACTTTTGGCCACAGGAATTGCACTCCTTACTGATTGGGGTGATGCCACTGGTGAGATAGCAGATTCCACAGAACAATGGACCCTATCCAATGAGGAACTCATAGACTCCCAGGAAGCAGTCAAAAACTTCACTGCCCAGACTGCAGAGTCTTTGGCAAAAGAGGACACAGAACTCAAAAAATTATTTGCTACTTTAAAGAAAACCAATGCAGGATCCAAAGAGAGGAATGATTTAATACAAGAGATCAATTCAAAATATGGGGCCACTCTCAAAAATATCTCTGATGAGAAAAAATTTGTAGAACAATTAGATTTTGCCTACAAACAGGTGATGGTGTCATTGAAGGCAAAGATCCTCCTTCAGTCACAGGAGAAGACCCTGGCCACACTCTATGAACAACAGGCCAACCTTATAGGCAAGGCAAGTGAGAATGCAGTGAATGGCATCACCAAACAACTTCTCACACTCAAAGGTGGAGGCATAACACTTGGAAATTCATTTGAGGAGGCATTGAAAAATTTGCCAGAGACATCCAAACAAGTCTTTGACAAATTAACACTGGACCAACAGGCCAACATCAGAAAAAATTTCACTGGTTTAGGCAAAGCAGTGGAGGAGGAATTCAAATCATCTGGAGAGAAGGCAAAGGTGGCAGTCTCTGATGCCTTCAGTGGTGTGAAGGTACAGGTCCCATTGGAGATCCAACAGAAGGAACAACAACAGGCTCTTTTGTCCAGTGAGAATATTGAAAGGATCCAAAAAGGTGGGGCAGCCTTTGATGCTACGTCAAACCAACTGGCAGAAACAAATAGAGCTATTGAGAAGGTAGAAGATGCCTGGAAAAAAGCCACAGAGGAGATCAACAAAAATAGACCAAAGGGAGCGCCAATAGACACAAAGGCAATTCAGGAGGCAGCCAACCTACTTTTGAATTTGCAGAGGGAATTGGAGGATCTGAATTTGGAGATAGAAACTCAACCAATATCATTCTCCAAAATAGTGGATCTGGAATCTGCTAAAAAACAATTGGATGATTTGCAGACTCTCCAAGAGGAGAAGATCAAAACTGACATCTCCAGAAGGAAGGCAGACCTGGCAGCAGAGGGAAAACTTACAAAGTCAGCGACTAATGAACTTGACAAAATTCAGCAGAAACAATTGGAGAAGTCACAGAATGAGACCAACCAGAAAAAAATCAAACTGGATGAAGAGTATAGGAACAGAAAACAGGAGGCAGATGCAGAGGCAGCACAGATCCAACTGGAGACAGAATTGACTTTTTTGGAACAGAGTGCTGAAGACCTGGAGAATTTGGAGTCAGATCTTCAGGATAAATTATCAAAGGCCAAATCCAAAAAGAAGAGGGCAGCCATTGAGCAGGATATTAGAGAAAATATTAATGCCCAGATTCAAAATATTCGAGATCAGGAGAAGGTACAGATCAAACAAATAGAGAAGGAAAGGGATTTGGCCATTCTCAATACGGAACTTTTACAGGAAGAGAGGAAAAATATCATTGCCCAGGCAGAATTGGACATCCTTAAAATCAAACAGGATGCCCAGGACAAAGCCAATGGAATCACCAAAAAGGGGGCAGAACTGGAGACTGATGCATCAGACAAAAAAAATCAGGAGATTCTACAGGGCATTGAAGATGTCACAAAGGCCACCATTGATCTGATCAACCAGGTCATTGATGCCAGGATCAAAGAGACAGAGGTGGCAATCAATGGGCAGGAAAAAAGAGTGGAGAGGGCAAAAGCAATTGCAGAGAAAGGAAATGCAGAGATTTTGCAACTGGAGGAGGAGAGACTTGATAAGTTGACCAAACAAAGGGCAAAGTTTGTGAGGGCACAACAGGCCCTGGCACTCATTGAACTGGTGACCAACTCTGCAGTGGCTATTGCAAAGGCAGCAGCAGAGGGAGGAGCAGCAGCCCCATTCACCATTGCAGCCACACTCATTGCACTGGCATCTGGATTCATTGCAGCAAAGGCCCAGGCACAGAGTGCTGCTGCAGGTTTTGCAGAGGGTGGATTCACAGGAACTGGTGGAAAGTATGAACCTGCAGGGGTAGTCCACAAAGGGGAATTTGTATTTAATAATGAGAAGACAAAAAAATTCAGATCATTATTTGAAGACATCCACAAAGGCAGAAATCCACTACTCACCCAGGGAATAGGTGAACAGATCATTGTGGTCAACAACATGGGATTGGATGATAAATTGGGTAGAATTGAGAAGGCAATAAGGGAACAAAAGGGAATGAGTCTATCTATTGATGAGAGAGGAATTCATGGGATGGTAAGTCACTACCAGTGGAAGGATCAGAGAATCAGAAAAAGGGCAAAATAATAGGAGGCAAAAGATATGTCAACCATGAAGTTAGAATTGAACGGAACCCTCATCACAGGCAGAATTGATGGAGTGGAGAACTTCTCTTTGACTTTGAGAAACCAGGATGAGGATGGAAGTTTGGCAAAGTCATTCTCCAGTGAACTTACTTTTTATGATGATGGATATCAGATCATCAAACAGATTTTGGTGGATGATCCAATTGGATATTCCAATGAGGTCCAGGTGAAAGTCTATGATTCATGTTGCAGAGATGCAGTCTTTGTGGGTCTTATCAAAGGTGATGCAATTGATTGGTGTGAACCTGGATGTTGGGTCTCTGCCAACCTGGTGGAGGACACATCTGTGGTCAACTGCATCAGATCAACTTTGATCTGGGACAATCACAATGGATTCCTTTCCAGGAACCATCCCATCATCAGATATTGCATAGAGATGAAACCAGAATTCATTCAATATGTTTTGTATTATCTTTTGTTTATGATTAATATTCAATTTCAATTGATTATATTGCCATTTATACCTGCCATTTTTTTGTTGATTAGTAGTGTATATTTGATTTGTCTTTTGGTGAGGATTATTTGTGCAGGGATCTCACTATCATTCAGAATTCTTGGGAGAACTATCACCATCAGAATTGGTCCATTTTGCAATCCACCCAACTGCAACACTTCATTCACCAACCCAGTGACGGCCATCAATTTTATGTTGGATGTAATAAGGGATGCAAACAGGCAAATCATTGCCTGTGGAAGATTCCACCCTTCACCATTTATCAGAGACTATGTTAAAAATGTTTGTGACAAATGTGGACTGGTTTTTCAGTCATCCATCCTCAATGATCCATCCTCACCATATTACAATGCAGTCATGTTTGCAGCCCAGATAAAAAAGGGCAGAAAAAAAGACTCAACAGACTACACATTGATCAATGACAACAAACCAGTGGAGACTTTGGAAACCTTACTCAATGACTATATCAAACCCACATTCAATGCAGAATTCAGAATTGTGAATGGGATCCTGGTTGTGGAGAGAAAGGACTTTTTTTTAACACTTAACCAGTGGATTGACACAGAACAACTTCTCAATGATGGGAAGATTGTGGATGATCAGGTTTGCTACAACTGGACAGAACAGGAGAGGTGGGCCTTTGGTCGCTATCAGTATGCTCCAGATGCCCAGGACTACATGGGCAATGAGGCATTGGTCCCCAGATACAATGAAATTGTGGATTGGAATGTCCCTTATTCACCATCACAATCTGGAGAGAGGGAAGTGATTCTACAATTGGGAGCAGCCAGACACAGACAGGATGGAATTGACACAGACATCTACACATTTTTTCAGAATGCACTGGGAGGGGTGATCAATGCAGTATTTGCAGGGGCTTTCTCATTCTACAACAGGGCACTTTTGATCAATCAACACACTGCCTTCAACTACAAATTTCTCATATTAAACCCATCATCTGATGGAGAGGTCAATCACTACTATGACAACACATTCTGTGGAGGAGATCCAGGGGCAGCAACAGATGAGAGATTCAACTATCCATTCTGGTTTGTACCTGGATTTAAGAATAATTTGTATGGAATCCCAAATAATGGGGTGGGATTCCATTGGATTGATGATCCCAGACTTCCTGGAGTGACCAAATGGGACTTTAAATTCACATTTATATTTGACTGCGAGAACTATAATGATTTCAATTTTGCAAAATATGTGAGATTGATCAGAGGTGGGCAGGTGATTAATGGAATTGTCAGGGAAGTACAGATTGACTTTGTCAGAAGGACTTGCCAGGTCACTGGTATTCTATAAAAAAAAACTAAATTTGAGACCATGCAACTTGTAAATAATTGTTTGAAAATAACTGGGAGTGGACTCAATCCAATTTACCCAATTTGTTGCCAACAGATAGAATGTGAGATCACTTTGACACCAGGTGAACAGGACAGACAGATCCATGATCTTCTTTGGAGTGATGGATGTGGTGGATATATTGATTCAGTCAATGGTCTTCCATGGGCCAGTCCTTTGGTCCCTCATTTGACCATGACTGGGGATGAATCAACAAATATCAAATTTGTTTTGGTGATTTGTGGGACTTGCTACACTCCAGGAGACACTTGGACTGGAAGACTGACAATTGATGCCCAGACTCCATCATTTACCCAGGATATTGACTTTGATTTTGTGGTGGTTGATCCATCATTCAACCCACCATTTCCAGGTCCTTTTGATTTAGATTGGTTTGTCTGTGAAGATGACTGCACCCAACTTCAACCAAATCACATCATTATCTCAAATCCAACCTGTCTCAATTTAGTGGTGGACTTGATCCCTGGATCTTGTGACACTAATTGTGGAGGCCCACCAGATATTGAATATTTTGTGGATGGAATTTCCCAGTCATCAACACCAGGATTCATCACCATTCCACCTTTGACAGATGCCCAGGTCCAATGGACTTTTTGTGCCTGTGATGGGATCTATACTCTCTGCAATATAGAATTTGATATTTGTTCGGCTATTGCTCAAAAATACAACATCAATCCACTTCCAGTCATTTGTGGAGGATGTGGTTTGAATTGCTATGACATGGGGATCTCATCAGAGGAACTCAATCCATTTATTCTACCAAACCAGGATGGTCTTTGTGATCTGACATCTGGCATGGTCCAAACAATATTTGCAATCGGTGAGAAAAAATTCCTATATTTTTCTCATCAATACAACAACACCCTCTCTGGTCCAAATATTGACATCTATTTTAATCCCTGGATGTGGGATGTGGTCTGCAATATTCCTGGGAAGTATGGATCAGGGAACATTGATGGTCCTCCACCTGCAGGATGGCACATCAAATTTCAACCATCCATGATGGGTGGCATCTACCAGATGACACTCTATGGGGCAGGAGTGAATGCAAATTGTCAAAAAAACTACCAGGTCAACATTGAATTCCAGACTCCAGATGTCTTCCAGATTGTCATGGAATTCTATATGATTGAAGATGTGGACAACTGGATTGACACTGGGGTGATTTCAAACCAACCCAAACTCCTGAACAACCATGTCTTTGCACCATCACCATTCCAGAATGTAGTCCAGTCTGTCTATAATGCAGACAAAACAATGTGTCTATTGACCTATATTGTTGACCCAAATGTCCTGGTGAATGAACCTGGAACTGGTGATCCTACACAGACACCACCAGTCCCACCAAATCAGGTCCCATTTGAATGCTTTATCACAAAGACCATCCCCATGACTGGCAGATATTACAATCAGGGACTCTATGGTGGAGCCAGTGAGATGACCAACCCAGTATTCACCTTTGAAAGGAATGCAGTGAATGTGGGCAACATTTCAACCATTGTGAAAACAAAGGCGAAATTTCAAATCACAAATCCTGCAGGGACACCTATTTTAAATATTGTACTATGGTTGATTG